CGTGCAAATCGTTCCAGAACAACACGTTCCGGTTGTTGACGCAGTTCCTTTGTCGGGTATCCCGATGTTGGAGAGGGCGCGGCTTGCTTGTAATACGGCAAAAGAATTGTTTGGTGATGCACCAGAGCCATCGGAGGAAGACAAAGCGCATGCCCGAGACGCTTTCAAAGCATTCACGGATAACAACGGCATGAAAGCCCCGAGTATGTCTGTTGTTGCCACCTACCCCAATGCGTCCCTTGTCTACCTAGACCGGATGCTCTCTGAGTACGACCATGAGCTGATCAATAGTGCGGTGCGTATCCGGGAATTCACTAAGAACAAACTATTGGTTGAGTCTGAGAACCCCGACGGCAAAATCAGGATCAGGGCCTTGGAGCTATTGGGCAAGATGAAAGATGTGGGGCTATTCACAGACCGCATTGAGATAACCCACAAGACCAAGACCGATGAGGAGTTGGAGGAAGAACTCCAGAAGAAACTGGAGCGGTATATGGGTAGCGCGTTGGTGGTTGAGGACGTAGAAGAGGTGGAGGAAGAGGAATCTGAGGTGCCAGCCCCGCCAAAACCCACCGATATCGCTCAACTAGACGGTTTAATTGACCAATTGACCCCCTAAAGTGTCACCCAACACCCTATCTGCACTCAAAAACAACCTGCATAGGTTAAATTCAGCCCAAAAAGCAGAGGTCTTACTACTTATTGCCGAATTGGACAGGCGTAAGCTGGTTAAAACCGCCCGAATCTCCCTCCTTACGTTTATTAAGTTCATAGAACCGGACTATAAGGTAGGCGAACACCACAAACGCCTCGCTACGCTGCTGGAGTGTCTTGCTAATGGCACAAAAGACCGCATTTCGGTCAATATTGCCCCCCGTTTTGGCAAATCTCACCTTGTTTCGTACTATTTCCCTGCTTGGTTCCTAGGTATACACCCCGAGCAGAAGGTAATGATGGTGTCTCACACGGCTGATCTGGCCGTGGACTTTGGTCGCAAGGTGCGAAACCTGATTGCAAGTGAGAAGTATCAGGAGATATTTGGGGGTAAGGATGGCGTCGAACTCAGTCAAGACAGTAAATCCGCAGGGCGCTGGCATACTAATCATGGGGGCGAGTACTTTGCGGTTGGTGTTGGGGGGGCCATCGCGGGGCGCGGTGCAGACCTGCTACTTATTGACGACCCACACAACGAGCAAGACATCATCAACGGCAACCTTGATGTGTTCGACAAAGCCTATGAGTGGTTCACCACGGGGGCAAGAACCCGGCTGATGCCGGGGGGCCGCATTGCCATCGTCCAGACCCGCTGGGCTACCAACGACTTAACGGGTCGCGTAGTCAAGGATATGGTCATGAACGAGGGGGCTGACCAGTATGAGGTGGTGGAGTTTCCGGCGGTGTTGGAGAAAGAGATCAAGGATGAGGATGGGGACATCCAGACGGTAATGAAGTCCTTGTGGCCTGAGCAGTGGTCACTGGAGGCGCTTCTCAAGACCAAAGCCTCAATGCCCTCCTACCAATGGTCGGCGCAGTACATGCAGAACCCCACCTCAGAAGAAGGTGCCATCGTGAAGCGGGAGTGGTGGCGGGTGTGGGAGACTGAGGCACCCCCTCGGTGCGACTTCATCATCCAGTCTTGGGACACGGCATTTGAAAAACATAACCGGGCAGACTATAGTGCGTGTACAACATGGGGGGTGTGGTGGCCTGAGAAAGACCCCCACGATAACCCTATTGGTGCCGCCAACATAATCGTACTGGATAGCTTCAAGGATCGGATGGAGTTCCCGGAGCTAAAGAAAGTGGCGCTGGAGCATTACAATGCGTGGAATACGGAGCGCACCCCGGTGTCGCTGATCGTTGAGAAAAAAGCATCTGGGGCACCGTTGATCTACGAGCTACGTGCCATGGGTATCCCGGTGCAGGAGTACACCCCAAGCAAGGGGCAAGACAAGATAGCGCGACTGCACTCGGTGTCAGACTTCTTTGCCTCTGGAATTGTATGGGCACCGCAGACTCGGTGGGCCGAGGAGTTGGTGGATGAGGTTGCAGAGTTCCCGGCGGGGGCGCACGATGACTTGGTAGATGCAACAACGCTGGCGTTGATGAGGTTCCGACAGGGCGGGTTCTTGCGGTTGGCAAGCGATGAGAAAGACCCGATAAAGAGATTTAAGTCCCGACGAAACCTCGGGTACTACTAAAGGATAGATTATGGCAATGGACAAAGCACTCTACGAAGCCCCGCAAGGGTTGGAAGCCCTCGCCGCAGAAGAACCCGCGCTTGAGATAGAGATTGAAGACCCGGAGTCCGTGAAGATCAACGGCGAAGAAATCATTCCAGACGAGGAAGATACCGAAGACTTTACCGCTAACCTTGCAGATGAGATAGACGAGCGTGATCTGGCAACCCTTGCGGGGGAGCTTCTAGGGGACTATGAGTCCGATATCTCCAGCCGTAAAGACTGGTTGGATACCTACGTCAAGGGCTTGAAGCTGCTTGGTTTGAAGTACGAGGAGAGAACTGAGCCTTGGCCCGGTGCCTGTGGTGTGTTTCACCCGCTCTTGATGGAGTCGGCGGTCAAGTTTCAGTCTGAAACCATCATGGAGACGTTCCCCGCGATGGGGCCAGTCAAGACGTTGATCATCGGGAAAGAAACCCCGGATAAGAAAGAAGCGGCTGTTCGTGTGCAAGACGACATGAACTACCAACTAACGGAGGTGATGAAGGAGTACCGCCCCGAGCATGAGCGGATGCTGCTCTCCATGTGTTTGTCGGGCAACGCCTTCAAGAAGATTTATTTCGATCCGTCTATTGACCGGGCTTCAGCCCCATTTATCCCCGCAGAAGATATCGTTGTCCCCTATGGCGCGATGAACCTTGATTCAGCCGAGCGGGTTACGCACCGGATGCGTAAGACAGAAAACGACATGCGCCGGTTGCAAGTGGCAGGGTTCTACCGGGACGTTGATCTTGGTGAACCACAGAACATCATGGACGACGTAGAGAAGCAAAAAGCCAAAGAGCAAGGGTTCAACGCTTCCGTGGATGACCGCTTTCAGCTCCTTGAGATGCACGTTGATTTGGACTTAGAGGGTTACGAGGACGAGGACAAGGATGGGGAGCCGACGGGGATTGCGCTGCCCTATGTAGTAACAATTGAGAAGGGTACGCAGACCATCTTGGCTATCCGCCGTAACTGGCTGGAAGACGATAAGAAGAAGTTGAAGCGCCAGCACTTCGTACACTATGGATACATCCCCGGCTTTGGGTTCTACTACTTTGGCTTGATCCATCTGATTGGTGGGCACACGCAAGCAGCCACATCCCTTCTTCGCCAACTGGTCGATGCGGGAACGCTGTCCAACTTGCCGGGGGGTTTGAAATCTCGGGGCTTGCGAATCAAGGGTGATGACACACCTATCGCACCGGGGGAATTCAGGGACGTAGATGTACCCTCTGGGGCCATTCGGGACAATATCCTGCCCCTGCCCTATAAGGAGCCAAGCCAGACGCTATCCATGCTGATGGACAAGATCGTATTGGATGGGCAAAAGTTTGCCGCTACCGCTGATCTAAACGTGTCGGATATGTCCACGCAGGCACCTGTTGGCACGACGCTGGCTGTACTTGAGCGGTTGTTGAAGGTAATGAGCGCGGTTCAAGCGCGGATTCACTACGCTATGAAGCAAGAGTTCAAGCTCCTGAAACTAATTATCCGGGACAACACCCCAACTGAGTACAGCTACGAACCTGAGTCTGGGGATCGCAAAGCCAAGCAGTCTGACTACGATCAAGTTGATGTCATCCCGGTATCAGACCCCAACGCCTCGACCATGGCACAGAAGGTTGTGCAGTACCAAGCGGCCATGCAAATGGCCCAAGGCGCACCACAACTCTATGATCTGGCCTATCTGCACCGTCAGATGTTGGAGGTCTTGGGGATCAAGAACTTTGAGAAAATTATCCCCACAGAAGACGATATGAAACCAACCGACCCCGTGTCTGAAAACATGGCGCTTTTGAATGGCAAACCCGTCAAAGCCTTCATGTACCAAGACCATAAGGCACATTTAGGGGTTCACATCTCGGCAACCAAAGACCCCAAGATCATGCAGGTCATGGGGCAAAACCCACAGGCGCAATCAATTATGGCGGCTGCACAGGCGCATATCATGGAGCATGTGGCGTTTCATTACCGCAGCGAGATTGAACAGCAACTGGGGGCACCACTTCCTCCGATACCGGATAAAGACGCAGACCAAGACGACCTGTACCTGTCCCCAGAAGTTGAGGTTCAACTCTCTGCGCTCGTTGCACAAGCCGCCCAGCAACTGCTCCAGAAGAACCAAGGTGAAGCGGCTTCCCAACAAGCCCAGCAGCAACAGCAAGACCCGCTCATCCAGATGCAGCAGCAAGAACTCAAGATCAAGCAAGCCGAAGTTGACCGCAAAGCCAAGAAGGACGCAGCAGATGCGGCAGCTAAAGCCGATGAGATTAGGTTGCGTGAGACGGAGATCAGTAACCGGATGGAAATTGATGGGGCAAGGCTGGGGGTGGATATCAAGAAACATCAAGTTGATACCCAAAACCGGCAAGAAGCTGAAGGTGTCCGAATGGGTATTGACATAGCAAAAAGCAAAGCACAAATGTCCCGGCCCCCTAAAGGGGGGAATAACCAATGACAACCGTTGTAGACCAGACGCTTCAATTCATCTTGTCCAAGCTAGACGAACGAGGCACCGAGCTACAAGAGTTTATTGCACAAGGGGGTATCAAGGATTTTACGGAGTACCACAAACTTTGCGGGGTTATCCAAGGCCTGACATTCGCAAAGGAGACAATCACGGGCCTTGCAAAACGCTTGGAGACTGACGACGATGAGTGAAATTCTGATTGGGGCAAACGCAACGCCCCTGCCTGAAACTGCGGAGAAGAAAGCCAAACAGATACCGGAGCCGTCCGGGTTTCGTATTCTGTGCATGGTTCCAGAAGTAGAGGACAAGTTTGATAGTGGTCTTATTAAAGCCGATACCACCGTTTATGCGGAGGAAAGGCTAACAACTGTCCTATTTGTCATGAAGCTTGGGCCGGATTGCTACAAGGATACGTCTCGGTTTAGCTCTCCTTGGTGCAAGAAAGGTGACTTCATTCTTGTTCGCCCCCATTCAGGGTCACGCTTGAAGATTCATGGGCGCGAGTTTCGCATCATCAATGACGATACTGTCGAGGGTGTAGTTGAAGACCCCCGTGGTATTGCACGGGCATAGGGGGTAGATCATGGCTGATGATTATAAGTTTCCAGACGAAGTAGAAAGCGTAGACCCCGTTAAGAAAACTGAAGCGGTTGACGCCCCCGAGATTGAGATAGAAATTGTTGACGATGCTCCTTTAGGGGATCAAAACCGACGCCCACTACCCAAGAACCAAGTGGAGGAGTTGGAAGCCGACGACCTTGAGGCATACGACGGCAAAGTAAAGTACCGCCTGAGCCAAATGAAGAAAGTTTGGCATGATGAGCGCAGGGAGAAAGAGACTGCCATCCGGGAACGTGAGGAAGCTTTTAACTACGCTCAGGCAAAAGACAGGGAAATAAGGCAATTACGCAATCAAGTTGGGCATGGCGAGAAGATGTTTGTGACGGAGGTTACCAAGTCCGCTACAAACGAAATTGCCACTGCTAGAGAACACCTTAAAAAAGCGTATGAGGCTGGAGATTCTGATCTGATTGCTGACGCGCAGGAGGAATTAACTGACGCAAAACTTCGGATGCGGGATATACAATCCCTAAAACCCGCTTTACAAGTTGAAAATAATGATGTACAACAGGCCCAACAGCCTAGAGAACAGGCTCCAGTTGTCGATAGCAAAGCAGAATCATGGCGGACGAAGAACACATGGTTTGGCGTTGACAAGAAGATGACTGGGTTTGCACTAGGTTTGCATCAGGAGCTAGTTGAATCGGGGATAGACCCCCGCAGTGATGACTACTACGAAAAAGTCAACGCTGAAGTTAAACAAGCTTTTCCTGATCGGTTTGAAGAGGAAGACCCCGGCCATACGGATGTGCAGGATAAGTCTCCCCAGCGTACTAAAGCAGCATCTATTGTTGCTCCGGTTTCACGGACTACTGCGCCGCGACGAATACGGCTAACCTCGTCCCAGTCAGCCCTTGTCAAACGACTTGGACTTACGCCAGAAGCGTATGTACGTGAAATGATGAAATCGGAGAATAACAATGGCTGAAAACCGCTTGGTACGTGAATTGGAATCCCGCGAAACTACGCAGCGTAAAGCTTCGTGGGCACCCGCACAGTTGCTGCCTACTCCTACCCCTCAACCGGGATGGGCATTTAGATGGGTACGGACAGCAATTTTGGGAACATTTGACCCTACGAATGTGTCTGCGAAGTTTCGTGAAGGTTGGGAGCCTTGCAAGGCCGAAGATCATCCGGAAATCCCGTCGCAATCAGACCAGAATTCTCGCTATAAAGGCAACATCGAGATTGGCGGTTTGCTGTTGTGCAAGATTCCACAGGAATTTATGGATCAACGCGCAGCACATTACAAACGCGCAAACGACAATCAAGTTGATGCCGTCGATAACAGCTTTATGAAGACCAACGACCCAAGGATGCCTCTGTTTTCAGAGCGCAAGTCTTCAACTTCCTTTGGGCGTGGGGCTAAATAACTTAACTTTTTAGGAGTTCTATATGGCTTATCCTACTGTTTCAGCCACCTACGGGTTTCGTCCCGTAAATCTACTGGGAGGTCAGGTTTTTGCTGGCTCGACCCGGCAGATGGCTATTGCGTCTGGACACGCAACCAATATCTTCTTTGGGGATGTTGTGATCATGTCTGCAAACGGCTGTATCAATAACGCCACCGCTACCGCTACTGGTACGGCAGTTGTTGGTATTTTCATGGGTTGTAGCTACATCAATTCGTCTGGTCAGCGTGTGTTCGGGCAGTACTACCCGGCTACGATTACCCAAACGGTTGATAGCACCAACGGTACTGTGGCTTTTGTTGCAGATGATCCTGATGTGGTAATGAAAGTTGCCATTCAGTCTGCCGCTGATGCCGCTCCGTCTGCTAGTCAGGCGACTCGTTCCACGATGGTTGGTGGTAATGCCTCTATTGTCTACCAGACTGTTACGGGCTATACGGCAACTGGTGACGGTACGCAAGGCGCTCTTAATAGCACCGCAGCAACCGCTACTCTTCCCCTCAAAGTCATCGACGTTGTTCCCGATACCGCGCCAGCAGTTGGCTCGTTCGTGGAAGTTTTGGTTACTTGGAACCAATTCTGCCACCTGTATCGCAACACAACTGCGGTATAAGGAGATAAATAATGGCTATTTCACGCGCACAACTACTTAAAGAACTTCTCCCCGGCTTGAATGCTTTGTTTGGTTTGGAGTATGCAAAGTACGGTGAAGAACACAAAGAGATTTTTGAGACTGAAACCTCTGAGCGTTCTTTTGAAGAAGAACAAAAACTGTCGGGCTTTTCTGCTGCTCCGGTGAAAAACGAAGGAAGCGCGATTTCCTACGATAACGCCCAAGAAGCATGGACTGCTCGCTACCAACACGAAACTATTGCTCTTGGTTTCTCGGTGACGGAAGAGGCTGTCGAAGACAACCTGTATGACTCCCTGTCAGCGCGTTACACCAAGGCTCTGGCTCGTGCCATGTCGTACACCAAGCAAGTTAAGGCTGCTACTATCCTTAACAACGCATTTGCTGGTGGCCCGACCTACGGTGACGGTGTTGTCCTTTGTTCTGCTTCGCATCCGCTGGTTTCTGGTGGAACGAACAGCAATACGGGCGGTGCTGCTGACCTGAATGAAACCTCACTTGAGGCTGCTGTCATTCAGATCGCTGGCTGGACGGATGAGCGCGGTCTGCTCATTGCTGCGAAGCCCCGTAAGCTGATTGTTCCTCCGAGCCTGATGTTCGTTGCTACGCGCCTTCTGGAAACGGAACTGCGTACTAGCACCAACAACAACGACATCAACGCGCTGAAGAACAATGGTTCGATTCCTGAAGGGTACCGTGTTAACCACTTCCTGACGGATACGAACGCTTGGTTCTTGATGACTGACGTACCTAACGGTCTGAAGCACTTTGTCCGGACGCCTCTGGCGAACTCAATGGACGGTGATTTTGATACGGGGAATGTGCGTTATAAGAGCCG